CATGTAAGGAGGTATCCAGTTGAGCAACGACTGTGAAAGTGCAACTAAACATAATCGCAAATAACGCTGATTATACATCTGCATCGGAATATTACGCAATTGCTGCGTAACCGATAGCCGAGTTGGGGGGTCACTTGGGAACAGAAGACCCTCACCTTTAATAACTTTAGGAACAATCATGGCTATATTTAAAAAGAAAAACGATAGTGATGATGGAACAATTGATTCAGTTGAAGAAATGGTAGAATATGAAGAAAAAAAATTATGGGAACAAAATCCAATGGAGGCGTTAAATCACAACAATGTCGAGAAACGCAAAAAAATGAATTGGTATGCTAGATTTGTTCTTTCGTTGATTATAGTTACAACGTTCATTTTTTTGGTTTGGTTATTATTCTATGCTGAGTTACCTCAAGCATCGAGAGATTTGGTTAATATCATGGTTGGAGCCTATGTTGCGGTATTAGCAAAATCAACTGACTACTGGTTCAAGGATAAGGATGATCCAGAACACAAAGAGAGTCAAGACCTTAAAGAAAACGCAGAATAAACTTGACACTTTCGTTAATAATGATATAATATGGTTAAAATGAATATGGAACAAACATTAAACGTGTATACATCAAGTCAGTATAATCAAGAGGTTGAAGAATTGGTTGAGAGAACAGGTATGAAGTATCTCGATGCTATTCTTCACCATGCTGACGAAAACAAACTGGAATCGGAAACGATTGCAAAGTTGATAAACGCAAACTTGAAAATGAAACTTCGTGAAGAAGCGGAACAATTGCACTTTTTACCGAAAACAGCAAAACTCCCTATATGATTCCAAAGGTGACTCCCTTTGAAGTATATCAAAAGTATTTGTCGTTGAAACAACATTTCAACAAGGTTGACTACGATTACTTCAAGTTCAAGGGTAAAGTAAGAGCGAATGCAAGTTCGTTTGAAAACAGAAAGGACAAGCATCATTTTGTCCGTCTTTCAAAAATTTATAAAGAAGAAGACCTCACTAAATTTTTTGTCTCTAATTTCGTTAAGTCAAGCGACCTTTGGATTGGTAATCTTACAAGTCCAGAGGGCAGAGAAAATTATATCTCATGGAAGTCAAAGATCCAGAGCCTTCCATATGTTTTCGAGAATGAGGTTGATGAGATTCTTGATGATCATAATGATTTTAATACACTTTTTGATTGTGTGGATGGTCAACATCCACCTGTGCTTCGCTCGGTATTTGGCGGAGATTTGTCGATTGAGTCCTTCATTATCATGGACTCGATTCTTAGGTTCTCTTCGGTCTTTAATAAAAAGATAGAAGAGTCGGTCATGTGGCCGAACCTATATAGTATGTGTATTAAGTATGCGCCATTCTTGGTTGTGAATAAGCAGAAATATGTAGACATACTGAAGAAACAAGTAGAATTGCATTATGAATAATGTGAATAATCAGAAACACGTAGTAATAAGGAGATCAAATGTCATTTGCTACACTCAAAAAGAACAGTAAGAACAGCCTTCAAAAACTTCAGTCAGAAGTTGAGAAGATCAACAATCCCCAAAACAATCAGAAGAATTTCGGTGACGATGATCGGTTCTGGAAAGCAGAACTCGATAAATCTGGAAACGGATATGCGGTCATTCGTTTTCTGCCGGACCAACACAATGAAGACATGGCATTCGTCCGTGTTTTCAATCATGGATTTCAGGGTCCAGGCGGTTGGTACATCGAAAACTCTCTGACAACTCTTGGTCAGAAAGATCCATTGGCGGAGTATAACTCCACTCTTTGGAACTCTGGTGTGGAAGCGAACAAGGAGATTGCTCGCAAACAGAAACGTAGGTTGACCTACTTCTCAAACATCTATGTTGTTGAGGATAAGGCAAATCCTCAGAATGAAGGTAAGGTTTTCATGTTCCGTTATGGAAAGAAAATCTTTGACAAGATAAGTTCGATGGCAAATCCTGAGTTTGAGGATGAGTCACCAGTAGATATCTTCAATCTCTGGGAAGGTGCGAACTTTAAACTGAAGATTCGTAAGGTTGACGGATACTCCAATTACGATAAGTCGGAGTTTGTAACCGCAGCTCCTCTCTTTGATGATGATTCAAAGTTGGAGAACGTTTATACTCAAACTCACTCTCTTCAGGAGTTTTTGGACCCAAAGAATTTCAAGTCCTACGATGAGTTGAAAACTCGTCTGGATGTGGTTCTTGGTAATACTCCATCTCCTGCGATGTCAGCTCCAACTTCCGTGGATTCATCGGAAGTACCGTTTGACGGAGGAACACCAATGGAGACATCTTCTTCTTATCGTGAGGAAGAGGTTTCTGATGATGAAAATCTTGATTATTTCAAGAAACTCGCCGAAGCGTAATCATCTCATATTAACTTTGTCTCTCCCCTCACCAACCAAGGCTGGACCTCTGGTCTGGGGAGCGGCAACGTTTGTCTGATTGATAATGGTAGGTTGTTGACTGTTATCAATTACAACTGGAGCAGCAGAACCTGTCATCCCGCCCATCGTTCTATTCATCTGTAAATCATTTATTACTGCACCAGATTGTGGTAGGTAAGATGCAACAAAGTTGTCAATCCTATCAGAAGATGGTGGGTCAAATACAATTTCACCAGCGTGAAGTTTATACAGACCTGTTTGAGATATTCTCCCACCAGATTGTTTTTCGTCTATTATTTTTTGGTCTAATATTTTTTGTGTTCTTTTCTTTACAAGTTCTTCAAAATTCTCGATATCAAGAGAATCATCAATATTTTTAATTTCTGTTTTTAATACATCTCTTTCTACTATTAATCTATCTACTTCTTTTACAAGATTTTTAAATTGTTGAAAATTTAATCCTGCAATTTCTGCCATCGCTTCAACTTGTTCGTTTGCAAAAACATCAAATCTTTCTCGTCCAAATAAATTTTTCCTTGACCCAATAAAATCACCACCACCTGCTTCTTTTACTCTTGCTATAAAATTTATAGTATCTTTTAGATTCATATCTTCACCCGAAACATTTTGTGCTCGTGGTAAAGTATCCACACCAAGAAAACCTTCCCCAGTGTTAGCAAGAGCCTCTATACTTTTTAGTTTTGCTTTTTTCTCGTCCCTTGTTCTTTTAAGAACAGTAGCATCTTTACTTAATTCTGCTTCTATTTCTGCTTCTGCTTGAACTCTTGCAATTCTTTTGTCTTGTTCTTTTGAAGTTTGTTCGTATTCTTTTTTTGATTTTTGAAAGAATTGCAATTGCATTTTTGCTTCTTCTCTTTTAGCAACATCTATTTTTTCTCCTTGTTTTTCAGCTTTATCTAATTGTGCTAAAATTGATTTTTGGACATTGATATCTTTATTAAGTTGTTTTATTCTTTCTTCTATTCTTTCTTTTTCTCCTTCTGCAAGTGTTTTTCTCAACTTTTCAGGTAGTTCAATACCAAACAAAGATTGAAATATATTTGCTAGGTTTTCTAAACTAAAAAAATCATCAAAAAATTGTGCAATAGTATTTCCCACATTTGCAAGAGCACCGAAAAATTTTCCTCTAAATTTTCCAATTGTTTCTTCTGGATTTGTAATCAAATTTGCTAATGTAGTTCCTATGTCAACTATCCCCTTTGCGAATGATGCTACTTGTTTACCTAACCAATTAAAAACACCAGTGAGTCCTTTTCCTGCGTCGGGTATGAATACAGTTTCAGAAATCGAATCAAAGACCAATCCCCATGCTTCAGAAAATTCTTTTATTGAATCCTTTAATCCACCTTCTTCGTTGTAACCCTCTAAGAAACCACCCTTAAATGCATTTCCTAACATTGATACGAAATTAAAAGCAGTATTTAATGCATTCACTATTGTTTTGATTGTAGCTTCTCTTTCCTTTTCATCCATTGTTAAAAACAAAAGTCCACCAAGTAATACTAAAGGACCAGCAATAATTTTTAATGCAGTAAACAAAAATCCTAATGATTTTGTAATTCCTTTTAATCCTAACTTCCCAAATCCCAATGCACCTTTACCTATTGCTCCTAAACTTTTACCCAACTTACCTAAACCCCCAAATAGTGATCCTAAAATCCCCTTTTTTTTCGTTGTCTCCCCACTGCCCGTAGGTTCCGTTGTCAGTGCATCAATAACCTCAGCGTGTTGTCTATCACTTTCTCTTTCTTCTTCTTCCTGTTCTTCTCTTGATGGTAATCTTTGAAGAGCTTCTACAATAGAGTTGGTTTGAGTTTGTATTCGCAAAGTTGCATTGCCACTTTGTCGCCATACTCCTGAACCAGCGAAAGTTTGTTTTCTGACTAATGATGCGATACCATCCGCCATTTGTTGTTGAAGTGCATTTGCCATGTCTTAACCGCTTTGTTGTTGTTTTATTCTTTCGTTTTCTTCTTGAACCCAATTGGTCAGAAGTGTTACGTATATTTCTCTTTCGTAGGGCATCATATCCTCTAGTTCGGTCAAACTCCACTTATGATGTTGAATCATGGCAAAATTCGTGAGATAATAATTCTCAAGAGAGTTGTGACTCAGGCCTACCCGAAAAAAGAGTCAAGTCCTTGTAAAGTTACTTCCTTGTCTTCTCCACACTTCTCACATTTGTAATTGACAGTGTGTTGTAATTTAGGCATGGTATCAAAAAACTCTTTGATTTTTGCAAATTGTTTTGAATCCATACTGTCTATAAATTCGTCTAGTTCCTTTTTAGTAAATGAATCACGTTCATGTGTTTCTTCTTCAGTAAATACCATCTCAATACAATCTTTAACGATTGCCATTCCATCTTCTTCAGTGATACCACTTGTCTTCATGACAGGATAAGACATCATTACACCAACATCATCGGAAATCATAATCTTACGATTGTGTCCTTTTGGTTTTGTTATCTCAATCTCATCCATGTTGATTGAAAGTTGATTAACTCCACCACACTCCATGTCGGTGCATTTCAACCCAATCTCAGAAATCTCTCCTATTGACTTTGAACGGAGTTTGAGAAAGAGATATTCGATGTCAAATAATGGTAATCTATCTACATCAACTTTACCCTGAATACAATTTTTAAGTATTGTTTTGATTGCATTCATCAACGCTGTCTGACTTCCGTCTTCCATTGCTGTGAGTAAAACTTTTTCTTCCTTTACTAAAAATGGTCTATATTTAATGACTTTTTCTGTTGATGGTAAAATCGCTTCATAAACTGGTGTATTCAGTTTTGGTAATGACATAATCTAGTCCTCTCATATTATGAACTTGGGTTAAATGTTGTAGCTCTAGTATTATCTGATACTGTTTGTCCTCTGTTTATCTCATCAGTTTCAAAATATGCATATTGCATCTCTGCATTTATTCTTAGTACAGTATTTTGTGTTGAATGATTTAATTGTATCGATTGGATACTTTTTGGATATACTTCTTTGTATGTTATGCTAAATGCCTTACTACTTCCATCTGGTTTAAGAGATGTGACTCTCAATTCACAATTTTTTGCATAAGTGTCGTAATACGCAACATCAAATCCAGATGTCGAGTCAACAATCAAATTATTCCAATTATCTAGTATTTTCTTTTCTTTTAGTTCACCAGTGCAAATAAATGTTAAACTAAGTGGATTATATGCTGGTCCGTTATATGCTATCTCTCTGCGAATACCATATTCGAGATTCATAACTGACTGAACACTTCTTCCTGCAATGTCAACTTGCTCACACATAAAATCAAGTTGTCGATTTGCATCAAGAACGGGTATATTAAAAAACTCCACTTTAAATTTGTTGGGGGATGCAAGACCAAATGTCGCTAATTTTCCTGCAAATTCTGAAATTGTGAATCCTGGCATTATCCAAACTTTCTTTTACTATCAGACCAAACTGATGATTTTGATGCTTTTCTAAAACGTTCTAGTGGAAGAAAGATTGCAATCTCTTGTTCGTTTTCCTCTATCGGAATTACTTTTCTCATAACTTGATCGAACCGATACTTTTTGACAGTTGGTGCAACTTGTGGAATCTTTGAAATCTTCTTCCAGTTTATTATTCCTCTCCCAACTTTCGCATTTACTCTGTCTAATAGAATAGCACGAAACTTAGGTGGCAGATAATGAAAGTTGAGTCCAGTGAACGTATCTTGATCTGTTCCAATCAACATAATCATTGGAAACATATCGTAGTATGGTAACTCGTTTCTATACTTTGGGTTGTAATAGTAACAGTATATGTCACCCAAACTTGCTCTTCGTTTCAGTACATTCGGATTGATCTTATCCTCTGCTTCACGATAGAACTTAGCTGCATTTGTAGAACTGAACTTATTTCTTAGTTCTCCCTTTAACCCTCTAATTTTGTCACGAAACCATTGTGCTGACCTTCGTGTTTCCTGTCCGATTTTACCAGTACGAATAGTATCGGTCAACTTATCCAATAAATCTGCCATAGTACAATTATTTATCTGGGACTAACTGTTTTTCTGTGAGTATCTGAAAACTCCAACCCTTCTTCTCGCACACTTTGGTTGCAGCTTTCCATTTCGCTTCATTCACTAACCAAGTTTGAACTGACTTTATATATCTGCGTTTCTTTTTGAGGTCTAGGTTCTCGATCACAAGTTTCTTCGGTGGTCGAGATTGTGTGAGAGGTTTGACTTCTATGAGGAACCAACCTTTTGGCGTCTGAATGAGAAAGTCAGGAAAGTAACGATGTTGTTTGTTGTCAATGGGTGAGATGTAAGGAATGACAACTTCTTCACTACTCCACTTATAACATTTATCGTTGGAATCACACCATTCCATGAATCTTCTTTCCATTAAACTACGATAAATAATATTAGTCGGATTTCCCAAATACTTGTTGGGATTCTTAATTTTATATTTACCTTTATATCTTTTTCTCATGGCAAACTATTATCAGTATCCAAAAACATTACAATCAAAAGAAGAAGCGGGTCAACACTATTTATTGATTGATTCTTATGAATCAAAAAATGCATTAGCTTCTGGTGATACTGTATTATCATCTATTGCATTGTACATTCCACCTAACTCACTACAATACTCACATGGTGCTAATTATGAGGGATTGGATCAAGGAGCATTGTTTGGTGCTGCTGGTGCAAAAGTAAGAGAAGTTGTTGAAGGAGGTGGTGGGATCAAAGGAATTGTTGCTGCAGCTATTGGTGGTGGAAGTCAGGAAGCTGCAAGAGCGAGAGGTATTGTGTCAGCGGTCAGTATTGCAAATAAACTTCCAGGCGTGGGAGGAAATGCTTCTGCTGTTTTGAGTGCTTCAGCGGGTGTTGCAGTAAACAATCATATGGCTCTTGTTTATCGTGGTCCTAACTCGTTTCGTTCTCATACGTTTAACTTTTCCTTTTTTCCCAAAAACGATGGTGAATCTCTGGACGTAAAAGATATTATTAGTGACTTGAGAAATGGTATGTTACCAAGATATACTGGTGCTGGTAATTCAAATGGTCGTTTATCATCTCCATTCTTTAAAATGCCAAGACATTACAAACTTAAAATAGTCACAACAGGTGGATACGAGAATAGTTTTTTAGATGATGAAATGTTTCCTAAAAATAGTAAAGGAAATAGGATAAATCATGTTATAACAAATATGACTGTCAATCATGACCCAAATGGTGTTGTGTCTTTACACGCAAATGGAGCTCCTGTCCAAACAAACTTATCACTCACATTTCAAGAAACAGAGTTTGTCACTAGTAGAGATGCAGTTGATGACAGATTTGAATCAGCATTAGCGGAGAATATAGCAAGACAAGCACAAGCAGAAAGACGGGCTGAGGAATTGAACACCAGATTTAGACAAATACCAGGCGCTTCTGCTACTGCAATATCAAGTAGCGATGGTTCTGTTCGTATTGTTGGGGGTTTTTAATGGCAAATTATTTTAGAAACATACCTAATGTCCAATACGATATAAACGGAACTGAACCAAATCAGTTTACCACTGTTACGAACATAATGAAACGTGTTCGTTTTAAAACTTCTGTCATAGAGAACATCACCGATTATTACCCTTACTATGTCAAAGAAGGTGAACGACCAGACATTGTGTCTTTTCAAAAATACGGAACAGTTGCATATGCATATTTGATTCTTCTATTGAATAATATTGTTGATCCTCTGTTTGACTGGCCTCTTCCGTCAAGACAATTTGAAAATTATATCATCGAACAATATGGTAGTATTGCAACTGCACAGGCAACAAATAAGTATTACTACCAGATAGTTCGTGCAGAGGTTGCAAGGACAGGGACAAGTGAGAGAGTACCAGAATACAAAATTATAGTAGATCAAACAACTTACAATTCACTTGATGCTTCTGTAAGGTCTGCACAAAATGTTTACGATTATGAGGTTGAGTTAAATGATAACAAGAGAAACATCAATATCATAAATCCAGATTTCATACAAGACATAGATTATGAAGTAAAGAAAACACTTTTATCATAATTAGTATATCATGGCAGAAACTAACGTTGATTCTAAAGCAAAACAACCAGATTATACAGCTCCTAATTTTGATGGAGATTTTCGTCTTCTTGAGTTGTCTCTTCATTCTCCAAATAATAGAGATGTTGTACAACTAAACTCATCATCTGTATTTCAACAGATGGAGATTTTTGAGGACTTATTTTCAAATGTTCTACGTGGAACTTTGACAATTCTTGATTCTCAAGGACTTGCAGAGTTGTTTCCGTTTATTGGCGAGGAAACGCTTATCATGACGTTCTTCACTCCAGGCGGTGAAGGGACATCCCTTGAACAAAACAGAACATCACAAACTAGTATCGAGGAAACATCTCGACAACGTTTCAAGGTTTATGACATTGTAGAAGCTGGTACAAAGGAACGAACAAAAATCTATAAACTATTTTTTGTAAGTGAAGAGTATGTTTTCAACATGAAGAAGAAAGTCAGTAAAGGATATAAGGGTAGAGAATATTCCTTCATCGTTGAAGATTTGATGAAAAAGATTAATGAAAACGTCAAAGAGGATTTTCGTAAAAAGGTTTTCATAGAAAAAACTTTGTCAATGCAAAATGTGATTGTACCAAACTGGACTCCATTTCAAGCAATTAACTTTTGCGCTTCACGTTCTTTGT